GCAGACGGCGGTGGAGGCCCGAAGCGAGCGGCGTGTCCCGGCGATCACCATTACCGGAAACTCCTTCAGCATCCGGGAGGACGCCGATGTGGACCGGGTGGCCAGCGCGCTGCTGCAAAAAATCGAACTGGCGGAAAGGCGGGGATAATCCATGCAGATCTGTTTCATCAAAGACGGAACCACCCTGACCCTGCCGGTGACACCGGCGGGATATGCCTGGGGCGTGGGCCGAAACATGGAGACCATCAACATCTCCCAGCTGGGAGACGTCTACCGACCCGGCGGGCGGACCCGTTTTTCCGGCGAGGCGCTGGAATGCCTGCTGCCCGCCCAGGACTACCCCTGGATGGAGCCCGGGGCGATGGCCAATCCCCAGTACTATCTGGACATTCTGACCGCCTGGGCCGCTGCCGGAGAACCGGTGCGGTACATCGTCTCCGGCACGGAGATCAACACCCTGGTTTATCTGGAATCCGTGGAATGGCGGGAGCAGGACGGGACGGGAGACGTATACGCCTCCCTATGGCTGCGGGAGTACACGGACCTGGAGGCGCGGGAGGTGGCCGCAGCGGAAGATACGGCATCCGTGACCGGCAACGGCTCCCGTCCGGCGGAGAGCAGCGGCGCCAGCCAGTCCTATACCATCGTGCGGGGGGATACGCTGTCGGCCATCTGCCGGCGGTACTACGGGAAGTTTTCGGCCGCCTACTACAACGCTCTGGCCCGGTACAACGGGATCCCAAACCCGCACCTTATTTATCCCGGCACCACCATCACCATTCCGCCGGAGTCCGTACTGCTGGGAGGGTGACATGGAACTTTATCTGACAAAGCACCGGAACGGCACGACCCGGGAGATCACCGATCTTGCCGTCAGCTGGACCTGGTCCGGAGACAAGGCCTCCCTCTCCCGGCAGCTGGACATGGAGATCGCATTTTTGGAAGGGAGCGATCTGCCGGTACCGGAAATCGGGGATCTGGTGGTCATGGAGGAAAATGGCAGCCGCCTGTTCGCCGGCGTGGTGCTGCGAAGAACCGCGGGGTCGGAGGGCACCACCTTATCTGCCACCTGCTTCGACTACGGCATCTACTTACAGAAAAACGACTGCACGGCCAAATTCACCGGCGCATCGCCGGAGGAGATCACCCGGTCTCTCTGCGCGGGCAAGGGAATCCCGGTGGCTTCCCTGCCCACTACCGGCATTTCGCTGCGGCGGAAATTTTCCGGTGTGAAGATCAACCAGGCCATCACCACGGTGTGGTCCCTGGCGGCGGAGAAAAACGGAAAGCAATACGCCATCCGGTACACTCCGGCGGGGCTGCTGGTCAAAGAGCGGACGGTCAGCGCCGCCAGTCTGGTACTGAAAGCGGCCGGGAACCTGATGGACGCCACCACCACAGAGGACGCCACCAGCGTGGTCAACTCTGTGGCTATCTACGACAAAAACGGGAATTTTCTGCGGCGGCTGGGAGACGCAGCCTCCCAAGAGCTGGTGGGCGTCATGGAGGCCCACGTCACCCAGGGAGAAGGCTCTGACGTCACCGACCAGGCAAACCGCCTGCTGGAGGACGGAAAGCAGCAGAGGACCGTGACGGTGCATGTGCTGGGAGACCTGTCTCTCATCACCGGTGAGACCGTGGTGGTCCAGGAACACAAAACCGGACTGGAGGGCATCTTCTGGATCGACGCAGATGTCCACACCTGGAAGAACCACAACTATGATACCATGCTGACGCTGAACTGCCGAAACGTGGCAGCCACGGCCAGCGCAGGAAGTGAGATGGAATGAAGGAAAATGCAAGAGACCCCTATGTGGGGCTGAATGAATATTTCGGGCGGAAGGCCTCGGAGGCTGTGCCGTCCTGGTATGCGGTGGGCAAGGTGATCTGCACCTCCCCGCTGAAGATTCGGGCCGACGGCATGGATCTGGACCTGGAGGACCTCTACCTTGCGGAGCATCTGACGGCAGGATGGCAGGAGCGGCTGACAGGCTTGTCCTGGCCTTTGACGGCAAAACTCCCGCAGAAAACGTTTCAAGGAACCTGCAAATGTGAACTCTCTTCCGGTACGTGCCAGGTAATCCGCACGGAGGAGACTGTGGAGGGCAAGACGGCAAAGGAAGCCCCGGCTACCCATGGTGCCCTTCTGCATGTGGGCGATCAGATCCTGCTGCTCCGCTCGGCAGACGGGCAGACCTACTATGTGATCGAAAGGCTGGTGAAGGTCTATCATGAGCCTGTTCCCTCTGATTGACGCCCCGGATTCCGGCGCCATGTCCGCCGCACTGCCCTTGGCCCGGGAAGTGGCCTGGGATTTTGTACAAGATCAGCCGATCTGGCGCTCTGGCCGCCCCGTCTATGTGACCGGCGCGGACGCCGTGCTGGTGTGGGCCTGGAACTGCATCCACACGGAGCGGTTCGCTCACGACGTTTTTACCTCGGATTATGGGCAGGATCTATCTGGCCTGATTGGACAACCCTATGGTGACGAAGTCCGCCAGTCCGAGGCCATCCGAAAGCTCCGGGAGGCATTGCTGGTGAACCCATACATCACTGCCGTAGATCAGGTGAGCGCCCGATTTGAGGGAGCACTGCTCACCGTCAGTTTCACAATGCACACCATTTACGGGGAGGTAATTGTCCATGACGCAGCCCTCGGTATTTGAGAGTCGCACGCCGGAGGTCATCAAAGCCGAAATTCTCGCTTCACTAAAAGAATCCGGCACAGAAATCGACACACGAGAAGGCAGTTATACCAATACGCTCATCAGCCAGATCTCCTATTCACTCTGGAAGCACTCTCAGCTGCTGGCAGGACTGCTTCCGATCGTATTCCCCAGCCCGGATAGCGGGGAATACCTAGATAAACATGCCGCCCAGCTGGGCATGGTGCGGCAGTCGGGTACCAAGGCCCGGGCAGAGGTGACCTTCACTGGGACGAATGATACCGTGATCGCAGCGGGAACGGTCCTCTATGCGCCCAGCAGCGGCCTGCGCTATGTGACACTGGATGCGGTGGCGATTTCCAACGGAACCGCAGTGGCCGACGTGGAAGCGGAAAGCATCGGCGCAGACTACAATGTGCCGGCCGGGGCCATCTCCTCTATGGCGGTCAATCTTCCGGGCGTAAACACTTTGACAAATCTGAAGGATGCATCCGGCGGATCGGACCCCGAGAGCGACACAGACCTCTATACCCGTATCCACGATCGGCTCAGTCTTCCGATCACGTCCGGAAATTCCAACCACTATATCCAATGGGCCAAGGAAACCGCTGGCGTCAGCTATGCCAGCTGCATCCCCCTCTGGAACGGAAACGGCACTGTCAAGGTGGTGATCGCGGGCGCTGATAAAGGGCCTGTGGATGAGGAAATTCGCGCTATTTGCGCTGCCCACATTGAGGAAGAACGGCCCATCGGCGCCACAGTGACAGTGGTAAGCGTGAAGAAGATGGAGCTGCCAGTTGCGGCGGCTGTGACCTTGCTGGAGGGGTATTCCACAGAAGATGTCACCAACCAGCTGACGGCGGCGGTTTCTGCGTTACTGTCTACCCAAACCTTTGGGCATGACGTCACGATTCCGTACAGCCGTTTTCTGGCCTGCCTGCTACAGTGTTCCGGCGTGGCGGATTACGGTTCCTTCACGGTAAACGGCAGGACGGCGGCCGTAGCGGTGGCCGCGGAGGCTGTCCCGGTGATCGGGGCTGTGAACGTCACAGAAACATAAGGAGGTCGGCAATATGAGCAGTCTTCCAATCCGGGAGCGCATCCCGGACAGATATTACCGACATTCCCAGACAACAACCATTTTGGAGGCCCTAGAGAAACAGAGCAGCATATCTGCAGACCAGATAGACGACCTTCTCAAACAGTTCTTTGTGGAGACAGCCACCTGGTCCTTGTATCTCTGGGAAAACAAGTACGGGATCGCTGTGGATGAGTCCAAGTCCCTGGCGGACCGGCGGGCAGCCGTACGGGACAAGATGACGGCCGCCGGCAACACTACAGCGGAGATGGTACGCCAGCTGGCCATGGCTTTGACCGGCTATGAGGCCCGGGTAGTGGTCCATTCGGCAGACTATTCTTTCTCTCTGGAGTTTCTGGGAGAAGAGAACACCCTGGCGGACATCGACGTAAGGCAGATTCGAAAAATGGTGGAGCAGATCAAACCAGCTCACCTGCAGTTCATCATCTCCGGACTGACCTGGAGCAATATTGAGAGCGTGGGTCTCACCTGGCAGTGGTTTGACGACACCTCCACTACATGGGCAGCGTTTGAAAGCAAGTTCTGCATTCATGAAAAAGCATAGGTGGAGAAATCCCCTGTATTTTTGCCGCAGGCAATCTGGTACTGGTATCGGACTTCCGGATTCAGGATACTGGAGATATGAGGTTCGTTCAGCTACACTTGAATACAATGAAAGACTGGGGCAAATTGATGCGAGTGAATTCTTAAAGTAGTGCTGTGCTTCCGCACGGCATTTATTACAAGAGCTCTAGCAAAGCAAAAAATAAAAGTCACCGCAAGCAAACGACTTACGGTGACTTTTTGGTACGCCCGGCTGGATTCGAACCAGTGGCCTACAGAGTCGGAGTCTGTCACTCTATCCAACTGAGCTACGGGCGCATATAAAACGTGCTTTATCTCACGTGCTAGAGTAGTATAGCAGATTTTTGCGCTTCTGTAAAGCCCTTCTTTTAAATTTTTCCCAAAAAAGATTGTTAAAAAAATTGACAATCTTACTGTTTTAAGATACACTAACAGGGTAACAGAACGAAACCCGAAGAGCAGGAGTGATCATCTTGAAAAAAGAGAACATATCCGACGCCGTGATCCGGCGCCTTCCCCGTTATTACCGGCAGCTGACGGATTTGTGCGGCCGCGGTATCGTTCGCATTTCCTCTCATTCTCTGGGCCAGGAGATGAATATCACCGCCTCCCAGATCCGGCAGGACTTCAGCTGTTTTGGCGAATTCGGACAGCAGGGCTACGGCTACAATGTCGAAGAACTGCGCTCTGAAATCGGCCATATTCTGG